TGATGATGAGTTGTCTGTTAGGACTGAACTTGTTGGTGGCACTGGCAAATACGGGCGTCTTCTGGGTTGGCTTTACATTGGGGACGACAGTGTGTCCCTTAACGAGCAAATGATTGAAGAAGGATATGCTCACGCATATGATGGTGGCACCAAGGATATGAACCTTGAAGCACTAAGAGAAATTCGTAGACAGCATGGTACGTTGGTAGAATGATGAGTGGATTATTTGTATTTGGATTTATGATATTGATTACAATAGGAATGGAAATGACTTGGCCTGTGAAAAATAATAAATGAGTACCTCTGACGTATATCTTGGTAATCCCAATCTAAAGAAAGCAAATATTGCTCAGGAGTTTTCCCCTGAGGAAGTACAAGAGTATCTAAAATGTGCTGATGATCCAGTACATTTTATTCTTAATTACATTAAGATTGTTTCCCTAGATGAAGGTGTTATACCTTTTACTATGTACGACTTTCAAGTCGATATGGTAAAGAGTTTTCATGACAATAGATTCAATATTGCCAAGTTACCTCGTCAGTCAGGTAAGTCTACTATCGTTACAGCATATCTTCTTTGGTATGTTCTATTCAACCCCAATGTCAATGTAGCAATCCTTGCAAACAAAGCAGCGACTGCCCGTGAAATGTTAGGTCGCTTACAACTTAGTTATGAAAATCTCCCAAAATGGCTCCAGCAAGGTATCCTCCAATGGAACAGGGGATCATTGGAACTTGAAAATGGCAGTAAAATTCTGGCTGCATCTACTTCCGCTAGTGCCGTCAGGGGTATGTCTTTTAATGTCATATTTCTGGACGAGTTCGCGTTTGTTCCGAACCATATTGCTGACCAGTTCTTTTCATCTGTCTATCCTACTGTATCTTCTGGTAAAAGCACAAAGGTAATTATCATCTCCACGCCACATGGGATGAACATGTTCTATAAGTTGTGGCATGATGCTGAACAGGGGAAGAATGAATACCTCCCAACTGAAGTACATTGGTCACAAGTTCCTGGTAGAGATGCTGCATGGAAAGAGCAGACTATCAAGAACACTTCAGAACAACAGTTCAAGGTTGAGTTTGAGTGTGAGTTCCTTGGTTCTGTTGATACATTGATTGCTCCAAGTAAACTGAGGACTATGCCATATGCAGATCCCATTGCACAAAATAAAGGACTTGCAATATACGAGAAAGCGATTCCAGAGCATAACTATATTATTACTGTTGACGTTGCTAGAGGAACGTCTAATGATTACAGCGCATTTATTGTAGTAGATACGACAACTATGCCATATAAAGTAGTTGCAAGATATAGGAATAATGAAATTAAACCTATCATCTTTCCTAATATTATTATTGATGTGGCGAAGAACTATAATAATGGGTACATATTATGTGAAGTAAATGATATTGGTGGACAAGTAGCAGACATTATTCAGTTTGATTTGGAGTATGAGAACCTGTTGATGGCAGCAATGCGTGGTCGTGCTGGACAACAATTAGGTCAAGGGTTCTCTGGTAAGAAGACTCAACTGGGTGTTAAGATGTCTAGTGCTGTAAAGCAGGTTGGATGTTCTAACCTCAAAGCATTGATTGAAGAAGATAAACTCCTCATTCCTGATTATGAAACCATTGCCGAATTGACTACCTTTATTGTCAAGGGACAGTCGTTTGCTGCAGAAGATGGTTGTAACGATGACCTTGCTATGTGTTTGGTTATCTTTGGTTGGATGGCAATGCAGGAGTATTTCAAGCAGATGCATGATAATGATGTGAGGCAACGTATCTATGATGACCAGAGAGAATCTATAGAACAAGATATGTCACCATTTGGATTTATTAGTGATGGCATGGAAGATGAATACTTTGCGGATGCTCAGGGAGATGTTTGGCAGGTTGCGGAATATGGAGATAAGTCATATATGTGGGAGTTTAGGTAAGGATCCAAAAATATAAATAATCCTAGACAACCGATGTTGGAATTAAACCTAGGAGACTTAAACAATGGCAGTCAATCAATCCTCGCCAGGGGTAGTCATTCAGGAAAGAGACCTGACGACTATTACTTCACTATCAAGTGCAAACGTTGGTGTTCTTGCAGCACCTTTTGAACTTGGTCCAGTAGAAGAGATCGTTAATATTTCCACCGAAAGAGAATTAGTTGAGCAATTTGGTAAGCCAAATGACTACAACTACGAGTACTGGTACACCGCTGCTCAGTATTTGAACTATGGTGGCGTACTTAAGACGATTCGTGTTAACTCATCTGCTCTGAAGAATGCAGTTGATACAGGTTCTGCTCCTCTGATTAAAAATCTTACGGACTATGAAACCACTATCGAAAATGCAAACAACACTTGGTCCTGGGCAGCAAAAACTGCAGGAACCAAAGGTAATTCTATCGGTGTCTTTGTAACTGATGCTGGTGCTGACCAGATTGCAGTCATCCCTGCTCCAGGTTCAGGTAACGAATTCGAGTTTGTCAATGATGCTGCAGTAACTGCTGCTTCTGGCGCTGCTGGTAAGGTATTCAAGTACAGCATTGTATTAACTGTTACTTCTGTTGTTGGTGATTTCACTCCTGGTACTAGCACAACTATTGCTATTTCTGGTTCTAATGAGACTATTAATGTTCTTGCTTGGGATCCTGCAAACAAGAAACTAGAGATTGGTCTTCCTGCTGGTGGTGTTACTGGCATCGTTGCTGATGCACAGGTTGTTACTCAAGGAACTAATACTGCTGAAATCGCTGTTTCTGGTATTGAGCGCAAACTGTATATTGCTAAGAATAAGAGCAGCATTGATTTTGCTGCTGCAGATAGTGTTGAAGATACAAACAGCAACGCTGCTGTTATTACTTCCGTTCGTGGTGAGTATGATGAGCGTGAGTATCTGCCTGGTGTAAAATGGGTAAATACTGCTCCTCGTCCTAGCACTTCACAGTGGGCAACTGTTGCTGGTGGATTCCGTGATGAAATGCACGTCTTAGTTATTGACATCGACGGTGCTATTACAGGAACTGCTGGTGCTCTTCTTGAGCGTTTCGTTGGTGTTTCTAAAGCATCCGATGCCAAAACTTCTGTTGGTGAGACCAACTATTATCCTGAGGTTATCAAGCAGCGTTCACAGTATATCTACTGGGGTGAGCACGAGACCACATTGTTCGCACCATCTGGAACTGCTTCTGATGGCACCTGGGGATTGACCGCATCTTCTCGTCAGTTCAATCTAGTTCGTTCTACTGCTGGTACAGTAGACTATCCTGCTGGACGCAAAACAATTGGTTCTGCAGGTAACTCCACTTACTACTATCGTCTTGCTAATGGCACTGACTATGCATTGAGTGGTAATGTATATTCCGTATCTAACAGTGATGTTTCTACTTCATACGAATTAGTTAGTGATCCAGAATCACAGACTGTTGACTTCATCTTGACAGGTCCTTCTGGTGTTGATGATGCATCTGCTATTGCCAAAGTTACTTCATTGGTTAATATCGTTGAAGAGCGTCGTGACTGCATGTTATTTGCTTCTCCTCGTAGAGCAAATGTCATCGGAGTTTCTAACGCTGGTGTAGCAACATCAAATATCATCGATTTCTTCGATCAACTGCCTTCCTCCTCTTACGCAGTATATGATTCTGGTTATAAGTACATCTACGATAAGTACAATGATGTTTATCGTTATGTCCCTTGTAACGGTGACGTTGCTGGTCTTTGCTTGCAGACAACTGAAGTTGCAGAACCTTGGTTCTCACCTGCTGGTTTCCAGCGTGGTAACTTGAGAAATGCAATCAAACTTGCATATACTCCTAACAAGACTCAACGCGACCGTTTGTATTCTGCTCGTGTCAATCCAATCGTTTCTTTCCCTGGTCAGGGCGTAGTTCTTTACGGTGATAAGACTGCACAAGGTTTCGCTTCTGCATTCGATCGTATCAATGTTCGTCGCTTGTTCCTCACGATTGAGCGTGTAATCAGCGGTGCTGCTAAGGCACAACTGTTTGAACAGAACGATGAGTCACAACGCGCATTGTTCCTGAATATTGTCGAACCTTATCTTCGCGATGTTCAAGGTCGTCGTGGCGTAACTGACTTCTTGGTTAAGTGCGACACTCAGAACAATCCTCCTGAATCTGTTGACCGTGGTGAGTTCTATGCTGAGATCTTCGTCAAGCCCACACGCACTATTAACTACATCACACTAACATTCGTTGCCACCAGAACTGGTGTTGCATTCAACGAAGTTGCTTCCTGATAACAGTTAACATAACTAAGAGACCTTACGGGGTCTCTTTTTTTTGTCTGAAAATATTGTTTGTAATAAATACTAAGGACAGAGACACCTGAGCAAAAAAACAATGGCAAAAAGAGGAACTATTGACGACTTTAAAGCAAATGTCGCTTCAGACTTTGCGCGTCCTAATCTATTCCAAGTAGACTTAAACTTCCCACAAGGAATCATTAACAATTCCAGTTTGATTGAACTCGGTAAGTTCACTGTTCGTGCAGCGAATCTTCCATCTTCTCAAATCGGTGTTATTGAAGTTCCTTTCAGAGGAAGAGTCCTGAAAATTGCAGGCGATAGAACGTTTGAACCCTGGACAATCACCGTTCAGAATGACAGCAACTTTGTTCTGCGTGATGCATTTGAACTTTGGGCGTCTAGTATTCAGGCATATAACGAGAACTTTACGCAAGCAGGTGGTCTTGGAGACGCTGATGATGCTACTGGTTACTTCGCTGACATGACTGTTCATCAGTTAGCACGCGATATTAAAGATGGAAACTCACCTAAGATTCTTAAGTCTTATAGATTCTACAATGTATTCCCAAGTGCAATCGCTGCTATCGATCTCGACTTCGGTAACAATGATGCTATTGAAGAGTTTACTGTTGAACTTCAGACTCAGTACTGGACTCCTGTAGTTGCTAATTGAGATCCTTGATAAATAGAACAGGACCAGTTACTTAGAAATATAATGTCTCAGCTCTTCGGTTTTTCACTGGAAAGAGCAAAGAAGGTCCCCAAGGGGCCTTCTTTTGTTCAAAAAGATAGTATGGATGGTTCGCAACCTATTGTAGGTGGCGGATATTATGGATATTCCGTTGATTTTGATGGTGCTGTTCGTAATGATTATGAACTTATCTCTCGTTATAGAGAGATGGTAATGCAACCAGAATGTGATAGTGCAGTTGACGATATTGTCAACGAAACTATTTGTGGTAATTTTGATGATGTGCCAGTGGAGGTTGAACTATCCAACCTTAAGGCGTCGGATAAAATTAAAAAACTTATCAGAGAAGAGTTTGAGACTGTTCTTAGATTATTAGACTTTGAAAATCGTTCCTATGAAATTTTTCGTAGGTGGTATGTAGACGGAAGACTATTTTATCATAAAATTATTGACCCCAAAAATCCTGCTGGCGGTCTTGCAGAACTTCGTTATATCGATCCTCGCAAGATTCGTAAGGTTACTGAGTACGAGCAGAAGAAACCAGAACAAATGCGTGGGGTTGATTTAAACCAGCAATTAACACAAAAAGCAGCAGAGTATTTCTTATACAATCCAAAGGGGTTGAAGAATTCTACTAATCAGGGTATGAAAATTACCATTGATTCTGTTACTTATTGTCACTCAGGTATTCAAGACCTGAACAAAAACATGACACTTAGTCACCTACACAAGGCGATTAAGGCAGTCAACCAACTGAGAATGATTGAAGATTCTCTGGTCATCTATCGTTTAAGTAGAGCACCAGAACGTAGAATTTTCTACATTGATGTTGGTAATCTTCCCAAGAACAAAGCGGAACAATATCTTCGCGAAGTTATGGGACGCTATCGTAACAAGATGGTTTACGATGCAAACACTGGTGAGATTAAAGACGACAAGAAGTTTATGTCCATGATGGAAGACTTCTGGTTACCTAGACGTGAAGGTGGTCGTGGTACAGAAATCTCTACACTTCCTGGTGGTCAGAACCTCGGAGAACTTGAGGATGTAAAGTATTTCCAGAAGAAACTTTATAAAGCACTCAACGTTCCATCATCTCGTTTGGAAACAGAAACGACTTTTAACATTGGTCGTGCTGCTGAAATTACTCGCGATGAAGTTAAGTTCCAGAAGTTCATTGCTAGATTGCGTAAGCGTTTCTCAGAACTCTTTACAGATCTTTTAAAAACACAACTCATTCTTAAGGGAGTTATGTCTCTTGAAGAGTGGGAAGATATGAAGAATCATATCCAGTTTGACTTCATTGCTGATAACTACTTCACTGAACTGAAAGAGATTGAAATCCGCAACGAAAGGATGAACCAAGTTGCTGCTATGGATGCTTATGTTGGTAAGTATTTCTCTGTAGAATACATGCGTCGTCAGGTCCTGAAGCAAACTGATGTAGAGATTAAGGAGATTGATGAACAAATCGCCGCTGAAATGGAAGCAGGTATTATTGCTGATCCTATGGCGGAAATGGATCCTGCTATGGCTGCTGGCGGTGAAGGTGCCCCAGCAGCAGAAGTAGACCCAAATGCACAGGAATCTTCAGTTGATCCTGGAGATGTCCGCAGAGGAGAATTTTAATTAACTAAATAATACTAATAATGGATACTTATTATGCCTAGTGATATTGCAAAACAAATAGTTCAGCAAGTTTTTAGTGATGAAAAAGCAAAAGCGATTGACTCCATTAATGACGCTTTAGCATCTTCAACTTATGATGCTATTCAAGCACAAAAAGTTCAGTATGCTAAGAGTATGGGTTTTGAGTTAGATCAAACCGCGCAAGATTCAGCAGATGAAATTGCTGATAGTTTGCCAGACGGTTCCGATAATGCTCAAGATGTTGAAGTTGATGGGCGTATGCCACATGAACCTCCTACTGATGAACTAGAACAACCTGTAGAAACCCCCGAAGAAGAAAATGAAACTGATAGCTGAAGAAATCACTCAAGTAGATTTTCTGTGTGAGGAGAAAGAAGGCAAGAAGAATTACTTCATCGAAGGTATCTTCTTACAGGCAGAACTTCAAAATCGCAATGGTCGCATGTACAAGTTACCAACTTTACAGCGCGAAGTTGCTAAATACAGCGAGAACTACATTCAAAAAGGGCGTGCCCTTGGAGAGTTAGGTCATCCCGATGGTCCTTCTATCAATCTTGATAGAGTATCACATAAGATTGAATCTCTCAAAGAAGATGGAAACAACTTCATTGGTAGAGCAAAAATCCTTGATACTCCCATGGGTAATATTGCAAAGAACCTTCTTTCTGAAGGCGTCAGTCTTGGCGTTTCTTCTAGAGGTATGGGTTCTTTAGTCAAAAAAGAAGGTTGTAATGTCGTCGCAGATGACTTTATGCTTGCAACTGCTGCTGATATTGTAGCAGATCCTTCTGCACCTGATGCATTTGTTGACGGTATTATGGAAGGAAAGGAATGGGTTTGGGATAATGGCATCCTCAAAGAGTCTGCTATTGCACAAATCAAAACCGAACTTGATGAAGCAACTATTATTAATCTGCAGGAGCGTAAAATCTCCGCGTTTGCAGCATTTTTAAAGAGTCTGTGATTTATAAATAATAAAAGATAACGCTACTATTGCATAACGGAGAATATCAAATGTCTGAGACCCTCGACAAAAACTTAGATAATATGGAGTCTGTGACCGAAGGTTCCAACGCAGTTACCAAAGACGCCAAACCTGGTGAAAAAATTGACACCTCTAAAGGTGGAGCATCTAAGGTAATTGATGTTACTTCTGATTCGGAAGAAGGCGCTAAAGGAACTAAGAACGCAGGCAAGTCTGCAGCAGCACCTGTAGGTAAAGCACCTGTTCCTAGCACTAAGCCAAGTGACGCATCTGCTAAAATGGAGGAAACGGAAAGTGAAGAAGAAGTCATCGCTGAAACCGAACTCGACTTTACTGAAGATGTTGACGCTCTTGTCGCTGGTGAAGACCTCTCAGAAGAGTTCCGTTTAAAAGCAGCAACAATCTTTGAAGCCGCTGTAACCAGTCGCGTTAACAAAGAAGCAACAGCGTTGCAAGAAGCGTATGAATCTACGTTGACTGAAGAAGTCGAAAAGATTCAAACAGAATTGGCCGAGAAGGTTGACGACTACCTGACTTATGCCGCTGAATCCTGGATGAAAGAGAATGCTCTCCAGGTTGAGCATGGCATTAAGACTGAGATGGCAGAGTCATTCTTCAACGGTCTAAAAGGTCTTTTCCTTGAGCACAACTTTAGTGTGCCTGAGGAAAAATTCAACATGCTTGACGGCATGGTTGGAGAAATTGATGAAATGGAAGCTAAACTCAACGAGCAAATCGACGCTAACGTCGCTTTAAATAAGCGTATTGGCGAGTTTGTAAAAATGGAAATTGTGAACGAATGTGCCGCTGGTCTCGCTGAGACACAGAAGGAGAAGCTTGCTTCTCTGGCAGAGGGTGTTGAGTTTGAAACTGAAGAAGATTTTCAAAAGAAAATCGAAACGATCAAGGAATCCTACTTCACCCGTAAGGCTGAAGTTGCACTTGCAACCGACCCCACCGAAGAAGTTTCGGAACCCCTTGTCGAAGAAAACCTGGGTGGCTCAATGTCGAAATACGTTGATGCAATCGCTCGTTGGTCTAAATAATTAATTAACTTTATCTACTTTTAACTCGGAGATACAAATGTCTTTACGTCAACTCCAGGAGAAGTGGGCACCCGTTCTGAATCACGATGCTCTTCCAGAGATTCAAGATTCCCATAAGCGTGGCGTCATCGCTCAACTCCTCGAAAACCAAGAAAAAGCACAAGTCGAAGAAGGACAAATCCTTAACGAGACTCTTCAAACAACTGGCTACACTGGTGCCAGCACAGCGACAGGTCCTGTTGCAGGTTTCGACCCTGTACTGATCAGCCTCATCCGTCGCTCCATGCCTCAGCTTATCGCTTATGATATTGCTGGTGTTCAACCAATGACTGGTCCTACTGGACTGATCTTCGCAATGCGTACCAACTATGGTAGCGAGCGCGATCCTAATGCTTCTGGTTACGATGAAGCATTCTTCAACGAGCCTAACGCTGGTTTCTCTGGCGGTCCTGGTGCATACGATCCTGGCGCTTCTGACGCTACGAACGACGCCCAAGGCAACAACCCTGCACTTCTCAACGATTCCCCTGCTGGAACCTATGA